TTCTTATATTTTTAACATCGGCACTATATCTACCATCGTGGAATCTAACTGATACAGACTTAGCGTCCGATAAATCTACAAAGTCGCGCCCAACTGTAGAATCCCTTTTGAGTTTGCCTACTCTGGATATTGCTTTTTCCAGCAATAGCCCAGCATTAATGATACCGTCTTTTGCTAACGATCTGACTAATTTCCTGGCGTACGGTATTTTGTTAAACCGCGGATATGCGTATGGCCAGAGATGATCAAAAAATGCAAGTGATAATTTTGGATCGCCTGCAATGTGAGAACTAAACGATGCATTTACTAATGTTGTTTGCTTAATACGTGCATCTTTCTCCGCCTGTGTCGTTTCAAAAATACTAAAGTATGAATCTAATGAAGTTGTGTTTATGATATTCTCCTAGTTGTGTATACATCACAAACTCTAGTCTAACACCGATGCTCATTGAAGAGCAATGATCTTCTGCATTAAACTTGCGTATCTGAGGTTTCCAGCGATGTAAAACCGCCTTCCTTAATAACTTTCAGTACATTAGTGACCCTTCCAATGAGTTCGTCGCGGTGGGAAATTAAGAAAATATTGCGTTTATTCTCACGACTCATTTTCTTTAATATAGCCAGCGATGACTCAACGCCACTACTGTCTAGCCCACTGTCGATTAATTCATCAATGAAAAGCAAATTAATCTTATTGTTCATAGATTCAAACACATCTCTGAATGCCCACGATAGTGATAAGATAAGGCGGGTTCTTTCACCGCGGCTTAAATTATCAAAGTCAAACTCTTTTCCATACATTGTAATTTCCACATCTAAATCCGATTTAAATTTAACAGAATGTGGCAAACCAATTTCTGTTAAATAGTGTGCCAATCTATGATTTGTATATGCTAAATTCTGATCAATAATTTTCTTACGGATAAAGCTATCTTTGTTTGTTAAGAGTTTAAGCAAGAAATCCTGGTGGTCTCGCAAACTAGCGAGCTCATTCATTTTTGTAAAATCAATCTCTTGCAGACTATCTTTCTTTAAACTGTTTACCTGATCGACATATGGATTCACTGTAGCTAATTCGTGCTCTAAACTATTACCGAGCGTGCTTAGTGTTGTTTTGTGGTTGTAAGCCTCGTCTATTGTTTCGTAAAATGTTGTAGGTAACGTAGGAATAAGCGATTTAACTGTAGTGGCTAATGTTTTTACTTCGTCTCGCTTGACTGTTTTATCTGCTAATTTTTTCTGCTCTTCGGTATGCTGCAATACATATTCGTTATGAACTTGTTCGTGGGTATCCTTATCCATCTCTTGACTACAAGTTGGGCAAATCTTTTCAACTGATGACAATAATACCCTATCAAGGCGCGTCACTGTTCGCGTAGAGTCGGTAACATCCTTCTCTAATGCAGTCAATTCCTTTGCTAAGGACCGATACTCAGCAGCTAAATCTTCAACTTCTTTCTTTGTCTTATGTAACGCAATCTCCTTGTCTACATCAACCGACATTAGTGCAACAATAGACGCTTGCAGATTATCTATTTTTGCATTCTTTGCAGCATCCCATGTTGCAGATTTTGCTTCTAGACTAGCGATATTCAACTCAATTCTCTTATTTGCAGCCGTAGTTGCTGCTATGCGGAATTCTTCCTCTTTAATTTCGTCTTTGGTTATGCGAGATTCTTCCTTAAGCTTATCTGCTTTTTCTGAAAGTTTAGTGATACCGAGAAGTTGTTCAATAATTACTCGTTGATCGTTTGTGCGCAATGCAAGGAATGGCTCAACATATGTATTAAGTGCAAGGATGTGTTTAAACATATCGTGCGTAATACCTATAATTCTTACAATTTCTTCCTGTGTGTGGCGGCCTTCGCCCTGTGATTCATCTACATCATTAGCAACTTCTGAATCATCTGCAACTGTACCATCTTCGATAAATTTAAACACATTAGGTTTTCGGCCACGCTCAATAGTATAACCCTTCCCGTTCACATCAAACTTTAATGTAACTAACATGTGCTTCATGTTAGACTTATTAATTAGATTATCTTTTTTAATATTAGTAAGTGCTGTGCCAAATAATGCATAACTCAGCGCATTCACAATCGTAGATTTACCTACACCATTGCGATTATCATTCCCGCCTAAATCTAAGTTCTCACCCAAAACAAGAACCAAATCATCCTTACTAAAATTTATTGATTGAGTAACATTCCCGATACTCATGAAATTTTTAATAGTCAGCCCATTAAGTGTTAACGCCATTGATTATAACCTATCGTAAATTTCAATTAATTTTGCAGAATCCATGCTATTACTTTCTACATTACCTAATTGCTCAACAACAATCTCGTCTACTGTTTTCATTGTTATATCGCCACTAAATTCTGCAGTAGCATCTTCGCTTTGTGCTCGGATTAGCTTAAATTCTCTAACATCGTACTGCTCAACAAATGTCTCGCGTAAGAATGTTGCTTCTTCGTATGTAATATCTACATCAAGGACTACTTGCAAGTATGTTTTTGGTTTAAGATATATATCGGGATTAGCCAACAGAGCTGATAAATTTATGTTAATAAATCTTGGACCATTTTCGTAATCGATGTATTCCGGTTGCCCGTCCCACTCTAAATACATTGCACCGCGCTCGAAGTCCCAAACATCGCCAAAATTATGTCCGAAGGGGTTGCCTATGTAATGTACCTTGCCCTTTGTTTGCCGTTTGTGGAAATGACCGGAAAATACAAGATCTTGATGTATAAAATGTGCAGCATTTAGCGCACCGTGGTCCGGCATCTCCACAGATGCATTCATCTTGAATCCGGGCAATTCTAAGTGACCAAATATATACTTTGAATTAATCTCTGCAACATCCTTCCACTCTTCTTCTACTAACCACGGAATCAGTGCAACATTACCTTCTGTAAATGGCTTGTCAACTAATACAATATTTGCAAATTCGCCGCCCACAATCATTGAGTGTATTTCCCGCTTTTCGCGATAAAATAAATCATGATTACCCACCATAATGTAAGTTTTCTTAAAGTGGTTATTGAGTTTCCTTAGCGCTTGCATTGTGTAATCAAGTGTTAGAATACTGATATTCGATCGGTGATGATGCCAATCACCGAGGAAGAAACATGTATCACACTGACGCAAATCAGCTTGTTCTATAACCCAGTCAACAAAATCTACACAATCCTGATTATGTTCTTTTGAATTATGGCGCAAGCCAAAGTGAATATCGGTGAAACAAATTACTTTTTCAAAGAGATTAGATTGTGTCATCTTTAGCTGCGTCCTGTGCATCTTCCCTTAGGTGTCTGATCTCATTTTCTAATGCAAGTTGACGGGAGAAGCTAGGGCTTGCACCGCTGTCAATGAGTAAATCGTCGCGCAAATCTTGACTTTTCTTTTCTAAGTTAAATACTCGTGTAAAACTGTTTGATACGCTTGCTGTATAATATGAGAACGGGTTATCGGATTTGTATTCATCGAACTGGAGGCCCATCTGTGCAAGTTGCAACAAAGCCTGCCCCTTCATTTCATCTAAATACGTATATCCACGCCAATTTCCGCGTTGACCATACTTATTCACCATTAATATAAACATCTTTGCAAGCTTATTAGTAATAGAACCGTGTTCTAAACTAAACTTACCTTTCTTTGAGTGGGACCTGCCAACTTCTTTTACTGTGCCATTTTCAATGATGTAGTGTTTAAATGGGAAGAAATTTAGCTTTATGTGATTGTCTGCAACCGACTTTGGATTCTTTTTACGCCCCGGTGCTAACGGGATGTGATCAAACCCGAGGACACGAAACACTAAATCATCCTGTGATATTGTATCGGGCTTAATCTTAAACTCTGCAAGGCGAGGTTTATCGGCTTTTGTTACAACACCAGCTGCCAACAATGCGGCCTCGTATGCAATAGCAGCTAGCCTGGCAGCTCGCGTTGCTTTAGCTTTTTCGATTGTTTCTGGTAAAAAGATATCATTTACATCTTCAACAATAACATCATAGTCGCCGTACTTAGGATCAGTATATTCACAGAAAGTATTCTTACTTCTGTGAATTTCTTTAAGCATATCCTTATTGTTTAGGTAATTTATTTTCTTAACAGGGAATACAGAGACAACAGTCGGCTCCTCGATCTCTAATTCCTCGTCATCATCTTCGTTAAAATCTGTCATTAAGTTTCTCCTAAACAGGGTTTCGTTGTAGTATAGCAACTATTAGCATAGTAGTCAAACATTTCAGTATAAAAGTAGCCGTTTATTCCCAAGATAAATAAGCGAGTTAGGAGAATATAGATATATGCCACAACAAGATTTTAGAGCAAGGTTGCAACCAAAACCGGGCTCCGCCGAAGCCGTACTCGGCCCGCGCTGGAACGACAATATTCTGTACCCACTATATTCTACTAACGGCGTCTTATTTCCATATACCCCATCTGTTTCGACTGGTAATGTTGCTGAGTACGACCCATCGGCGTTTATTCATACAAACTACGGATACAATTCATATATAAGATCTTATCCAAAGCCGATAAGCATATCTGCAGAATTTACTGCACAATCCAACGATGAAGCATTGTATTTATTGGCAGTGCTTCACTTCTTCCGTGCAGTAACGAAATCATACTTTGGTGTAAATCCATACAACAAAGCCGGCACACCGCCGCCTACACTTATATTTAATTACCTCGGCCAATACCAATTTAATAATGTTCCTGTGCTTGTTAAGTCGTTTGATTACACATACGAAGCAAACATTGATTACGTGCCGGTTTATACAGGCGATGAAGTAGGATACTCGCTCGACAAGGGTGTAGTATTGCCAAAAACCAATAGTGATGGATATTCTTATGTGCCGACACACTTAACTGTGTCGCTAGAGCTAGACACACAGTACATTCCAATTAAGCTTAGAAACGAGTTCAACCTTGACGAATTTAGGTCTGGTAAACTATATAACAACGGGTATATTTAATGGCAAAAAATTCAAAAGATACCAGTCAGTATCTATCTACACCAATAAAAGATTGGTATTTAGATATCATGGTGCCTCGCACTGTGCCTAAGAGTGACTTTGATAAGATAGTAAGAATACCGCCTGCGTACGATCAGCGACCCGACCTAATGAGCCAAGCAGAGTAT